CTAATACTTCTAATACACCAACAGCAAGATTAGGAAGTGATGGTGAAATAGGAGAAGTGTCTAAAGCAACTAGTGTAAACGCATTATTTTCTGATGCAACACTTACTGTCTTATCAAATAAAAATAATCCAATAGTAAACGTATTTTTTAGAGATTTATATCCTATTGCCATGAGCGCATTAGATTACAATCAAGGTGCTACTGATGTAGAATACCTAACAGCAACAGTTGATTTTGCATATCAAATTTATGAAATTGAACCAATTGTATAATTTAAAATGACTATATATTACTGAGCAGAGAATTTGATATATTTTAACAAAATCAAATTCTTAGACTTAATCACTGGTGACAACTCGGCAAGCCTCATCAGGGTCAATATATAATAAGGGAAGATTATCATTCTCTGCTCATTTTTTTTATGAAAGTACATTATGAATTTAGAAGAATTGAAGAAAGAAGCATACAAAGACCTACCTATCACTGATCAAGAACATTTAGATCAGGAATCCTTTCGCAACCAAGAAATCAAATCAAAATGGTTAGACTATAAAACAAGGTTCGAGCTTTTACTTGTCAAAAATAAAGGTGACTATCAAAAACTTTATAGAGCCAAATGGGAATACTATGGTGGTAAGTCAGATGCAAAAGTATATGCATCTAAACCATTTGACCTCAAAGTACTTAAAACTGATCTTGCAATGTACATAAACTCTGATGATGAGGTTATAGAACTTGGTGCAAAGATTAGTTATCTAGAAACTGTTATAAAATTTATTGAAGGTATAATTAAGTCAATAGATAATCGTGGATGGGATGTAAGTCATGCCATAAATTGGAAGAAATTTGAAGCTGGTATGATGTAATATGATTAATTATATCAACATTGATAAAAGTTTTTCTGTTCCTGATACACTAGAAGATGGTGTTATCATTGAAAAAAGTGGTAATGTAAAAAGGAACTCAAAAGTATTTTTTATTAAAGATGCTAAAACTTGTAAAGAACTCTTTAATATTATTAATGAGTCAACAACAATTCAGTTGACTGATATAGAACCATTACAATATTCTGAGTATAGTGTTGGTGGTGAATATGGTTGGCATAGAGATATTCTTGACAATCCATACCCTAACGGATTGGTTAGAAAAGTATCTTTTTCTACTCTTCTGAATCAAGATTTTGAAGGTGGTGAATTTGACATTGAAACAAGAAACCCATTTGAAAAGAAACGATACGATACGTTTGACTTGTCCAAAAAACACAACACTGTAATATTTCCCTCTCATATGTGGCACAGAGTAAGACCAGTAAAAACTGGTGTTAGAAAATCTATAGTGGGTTGGGTATTAGGGCCTCCGTAATGCATATATCAAAAAAGAATGAAGTATACATAATTCTCAGTGAACTAACTGATTCGGAACGTCAAGAATTATCAGAGTTTTTTACCTTTGAAGTTCCTGGCGCAAAGTTTATGCCACAATTTAAAAATCGTATGTGGGATGGTAAGATACGATTATTTTCTCCAGCAACAGGAGAAATATATTTAGGACTATTACCTTACATCAAGAAATTTTGTGCAAGTAATGCAATCCCATATATAATAGAAGAAGGAGTAGAAAATGACAAACATCTGGATGGTAAGAGCACTAGAGGTTTTATCAAATCCCTTAAACCAAAATCACAAGGAAAGTCCCTCAAAATTAGAGACTATCAGATTTCGGCTGTCGCTCATGCACTTGCCAGAGATAGGGCTCTTCTTGTTTCTCCTACTGCTAGTGGTAAGTCACTTATAATATATTCTCTGGTTCGTTATTACCAGATGAAGGAACTAAAGACATTAATACTTGTTCCTACTACTTCACTAGTAGAACAGATGTATACAGACTTTGAAGATTATGGTTGGAGTTCTGGCACATATTGTCAGAAGGTATATCAAGGTTATACTACAAAAGTAGAAAAGGACGTAGTTATATCTACGTGGCAATCTCTCTATAAAATGCCAAGAAAATATTTTGATCAGTTTGGGTGTGTAATCGGTGACGAAGCCCATATGTTTAAGGCGAAATCACTTACTGGTATAATGACTAAGATGCACCATTGTAAGTATAGATTCGGTCTTACAGGGACTTTAGACGGTACACAGACGCATCAATTAGTACTAGAGGGTCTATTTGGTGCAGTTGAAAAAGTTGTCACTACAAAAGAACTTATAGACAAAAATACACTCGCAAATCTAAAAATAAAATGTATTATATTGAAACATCCTAACATAAGGGAAAAAATGAGCTATGCTGAAGAGCTAGAATATCTTGTCACTAACGAAAAACGAAATGATTTCTTACTTAATCTATTACGGCATCTTAGGGGTAATACTTTATGTCTCTTTCAATTTGTAGAAAAACATGGAAAACTTTTATATGACAAATCAAAGGGGAATAAAAATGATAACATTTATTTTGTATATGGTGGTGTTGATACAAGTGAAAGGGAAGCTATTCGTGGATTGGTTGAAAAACATACCAACTCTACTACTATTGCATCCTACGGCACTTTTAGTACTGGTATTAACATTCGTAATATTAACAACATCGTGCTCGCAAGTCCAAGTAAATCAAAGATTAGAGTCTTGCAATCAATCGGGAGAGGTTTGCGTACATCATCAAGTAAAGATTCCGTTTTAATATATGACATTGCAGATGATATTAGCTATAATGAAAGAAGGAACTTTACTCTTAACCACTTCACAGAAAGACTAAATATTTACAACGAAGAACAATTCGATTACGACATTAGTAAGGTAAAATTAAAATGAATGATACAACCTATAAAGTTATTAAACTATCTAATGGCGAAGATATTATTGCGACTTTAACTTCTGAAAACGAATTAGACATTGAAATAGAAAATCCTCTTTTGATGTCAGTCTTTCCAGAAATGACAAAAAGTGGAGAACTTGATTCTTTAAACTTGAGCCGATGGATACAACCATACACAGAGCAAAGTTATTTTACTTTGTCAAAATCGACAGTCGTAACAACGGCTGTAGCATCGCCAGGCCTTTCTAGATATTATGAATATGTTCTAAGAAGAATAGAAGATTGGAAAGGTAATAACGAAGAAACTTTAGAAGAAATATCTGATGATGATGTATATGATGAACTTCTAAATGAACTAGAAACACAAAGTAAATCTATTCATTGAACCTCAACATAGTTGAGTATATAGACGATATTGCCTTCTGTCAATTCCCTTTTCAAAAAAAGATATGCGATAAGTACATTGACAATTATTACAACTTAGTATATATTGTATAATAGTATATCTAAGGAGCTATTATGGTAAAAAAACCAAAGAAACCACATTACGTAGATAATAAGAAATTTCTTCAAGCAATGATTGATTGGAGAGAAACTTGGCCAGATGAAGAAAACATACCACCTGTTACTGATTACATTGGTGAGTGTTTTCTAAAAATTGCGAATCATCTAGCATACAGACCTAACTTCATAAACTATACATATAGAGAAGAGATGGTATCTGATGGGATTGAGAATTGTCTGCAATATGTAAAGAACTTTAATCCAGAAAAATCTAATAATCCATTTGCATATTTTACACAAATTATTTACTATGCATTTTTACGTAGAATACAAAGAGAAAAGAAACAAACTCATGTTAAGAATAAGTTGATAGAAAATAAAAACTATGAATCTTGGACTGTTATGGAAGGTGATGATACTGGATATTCTGTAATTGGTTTTGATCCAACTATAATGCTTCCTGATGAGGATGTTTACAAACCAAAGAAAAAAGAAGCCGTTAAGAAGAAGGGTTTAGAAAATTTTATGGAAGAAGATGAAATTGATAAGGTTGCCGAAAGGGGCATGGATTGAAAATAGCAATAATCACTGATACACACTTTGGTGCTCGTAACGATAACGCAAACTTTAATGAATACTTTTTTAAATTTTATGAAAATTTATTTTTCCCTACACTAATAGAAAGAGGAATTACTACTTGTATTCATATGGGTGATGTTATGGATAGGCGTAAGTATGTTTCATATAAAACTGCAACCGATTTTAGAAAAAGGTTTATAGATAAGTTTGTAGAGATTGGTGTTGACTTACATTTGATAGTGGGAAACCATGATACTTATTATAAGAATACAAGTGAAGTCAATTCTATGGAGGAACTTGTAAGTAATAATTTCAAAGTATACACTGGCCCAGAAGTTGTAGAATTTGATGAAACTCCTATACTACTAATGCCTTGGATAAATGCGAACAATTATAATGCATCTATGGATGCGTTGAAAAATGCTCAATCAGATATTCTTATGGGACACTTAGAAGTTGCTGGTTTTGCAATGACAGGTCAAGGAATGGTTTCTGCTGATGGTTGGGAAAAAGAACATTTCAAAAGATTTGAAACTGTATTCAGTGGCCATTTTCATCACAAAAATGATGATGGTCAAATCTTTTATCTTGGAACTCCCTATGAGATATACTGGAATGACTGTGATGATCCAAAAGGGTTTCATATTTATGATACAGATACAAAAGAACTAGAACGAATAATAAATCCATTCTCAATCTTTAAAAAAGTTTTCTATGATGATTCTCAAAATGATTATAGTAAGCATGATGTCGCACAATACAAAGACCATTATGTAAAAGTAATTGTTGTAAATAAAAAAGACTTATATGAGTTTGATAAATTTACAGATAGATTACTTAAAGCAGATTGTTTTGAAGTAAAAATCATTGAGGATTTCAGTGAAATGGATGCAAGCAATGTGTCAGATGATATTGTACAAAATTCAGAAGATACACTAACACTACTTGATAAGTATATTGATGAACTTGATATTACTCTAAGTAAAGATAGACTCAAAACTACTATGAAGAGTTTATATAACGAGGCTCAGGACTTAGAACTTTGATAACTTTTAAATATGTACGTTGGAGGAACTTTCTTTCAACAGGTAATAACTTTACCGAAATTCAGCTAGACAGAAATTCAACAACACTTGTTATTGGAGAAAACGGAGCAGGAAAATCTACTGTTCTAGACGCTCTTTGTTTTGGTTTATTTGGTAAGCCATTTCGTGGTATTAATAAAACTCAACTAATAAATTCTGTGAATATGACAGGAAGTATGGTTGAAGTTGAGTTTAACATAGGCTCAAAGAAAATAAAAGTGGTACGTGGAATCAAACCAAATGTATTTGAGATTTATGTTAATGGTAAGATGTATAATCAAGATGCAAATGTTAGAGACTATCAAAAGTATTTGGAACAACAAATCCTTAAACTAAACTATCGTAGTTTTACTCAAGTTGTTATTTTAGGTTCATCTACGTTTATACCGTTTATGCAACTAAAGTCTAGACACCGCCGTGAGGTAGTTGAAGAAATACTTGATATACAAATATTCTCTACAATGAATATGATATTGAAACAGAGATTAAAAACTAATTCAGATGAAATAAAAGATACTGAATATCAGATTAGTTTACACTCAGAAAAGATAGAGCTGCAGAAGAAATATCTTGCAGAGGTTATACAGAATAAAGAAAAATTGATAGAAGAAAAAACCACTCTTATTAGTAAAAATGAAGAAGAGATACACAAACGAAAAGAAAAGGTTGATGGTTTATCAGGCACTAATATTGCTTTGTTAAAACAGATTAGTGATTCTGATTCTGTAAAATCTAAGTTTCAAAAACTACAGGATATACATTCTACTCTTAATGAGAAACACAAAACACATTCTAAGACAATAAACTTTTTTGAAACAAATGAAGATTGTCCTACGTGTCAACAACATATTAGTAAGATGTTTAAAACTGATATGATCAAACAAAAACAAACAGAAGCTAATAAAGTATCTGATGGTATTTCACAGTTAAAGAATGAATTAAAAAAATATAAAGAACGTCAAAAAGAAATTGTAGAGATTGCTGATGGTATACGAGAGCATGAAGTTCAGATTGCAAAAGATAATGAATCAATTTTACAGATAGAAAAGTTTAATAGTACTCTACAATCAGAGATAGATCATTTACAAAATGATAAACAAGAGGTTGATAAAACAGAACTTAAAAAACTAGAAGATCAGTTAACTGTATATGAAAATCAGAAATCTAAATTGAGTGAGAATAAAACATACTACGAAGCAACAAGAAATATGTTACAGGATACAGGTATTAAGACAAAGATAATAAAACAATATTTACCTATTATGAATAAGCTAATCAATACGTATCTAACTTCTATGGAGTTCTATGTTAACTTTACTTTGGATGAGAACTTTGAGGAAACAATTAAGTCACGTTTTCGGGATGAGTTTTCTTATACATCTTTTAGTGAAGGTGAAAAGATGCGTATTGATTTAGCTTTGCTCTTTACTTGGAGAGCCGTTGCAAAGATGAAAAACTCTGCAAATACTAATCTACTTATACTTGATGAGATATTTGATAGTTCACTTGATAATACTGGTACAGATGAGTTTCTAAAGATTCTTAATACGTTAGGTGATGAGAATGTATTTGTGATTAGTCATAAACAGGATGCACTTGCAGATAAGTTTAGAAGTACAATTAAATTTGAGAAGATTAAGAACTTTAGTCATGTGGTAGAGTAATGGGAAAACGATCAGACTTTGAAAGAAAACCAAGAGATTTTTATCCAACGCCCTTTGCGGCAGTAGAACCTCTTATACAACATTTACCACA